CGTGGCGATTAAACAAATTGAGCAATTGGTGGGATGAAAATGAATATGCCAGTACAACACATTTTACAAGCGGTCGATTGGTCTAAGTATAGTTTTGAAGAATGGTGCCGCCAGCTAGGGGCTTGGTTAAATGGCGATACCGAAACAATGGTCAAAATAGTTAAAACGATGCCAACTAAACGCATCACTCAAAAGCAACGTGAAAAGCTAATGGCCATGTACATGAGTGATGAAACATTAAAAGATCGATTGTGTATTCGCCGTAAAGGTACTTGTTGTCATTTAAACGATAATGAGGCACGTGCAATTCATAAAATTATTAATGATCTTGAATCAATAGAGGATGAGGTTGTTCAGGAATGGATCGGGGCAATCTGGTGGCATTATGTAATGGGTGAGTCTATTCGAGACATCGCAAAAAGTAATGATACATATGGGTCACAAATACAGCAGGACATTAAATGCGGTTTGGCTTTTGTTAAATCTCGCTACCCACATTTTACAATTGATAAATTTATAAAAATCGTAGTAGTGGAAAATCAATCTTCTTGACTGTAAATACAGGGTGTGGCATATTCATGTTATAGTGTTCGAAGTATAAGTAAATCACTGGTATTAAAGCTCATCATTTGGTGGGCTTTTTTGCATTCTATGGTATAAATTTAAAAATTAAATTAAATATTAGTTAGATATGAGTAGTTCTGAAATATTATCTTTCGTAGCTAATCTTTGCACTATTGCAGCTTTTGCTATTGCTTTCTATGTGTGGTGGACATGGAAGGATCAGCAAAATTACAGTTTTGTTAGAGATAAGATATTTGAAAGTGAAATAGCAATTATTGATATATTTACTTCACTCTCGAATACAATACAAATTTATGGGGAATGTAAGAGAATTTACCTTGTAAATCGTTTAAATGCTGACCCCCAGTTTATAAGAGAAGACTTCAAGGCGAGTGCAGCACAATTCAAACAAGAAACCTATAAGTACAAAGCAGCTATAAATAAGTTAAAAATATTGAATGTCCCATTTGACAGTAAGATAATTATTGATTTTGAAGATCTACTTTCAAAATGGGATACTTACATGAAAGAAATTCATGAAGTTAAAGATGCAGATAAACTAGAAAATATAATTAATAAAATATTAGCTGAAATTACAGAGTTGAGTGAGGAATCGCAAAGTCATTTAAGCGATATTAGATACAGAATTTGAAATTATATTTATTCTGCCGGACGTATTACGGCGCAAAATGGCCCCGCTAAATATCGATTATTGGAGGGGCTTTTTACTTTATATGTTAAGCTGCCATTCATAATTTTATGGAAGCTTGCAATGTATATTTGTATTGGCGGTGATTTGGACGGTGAAGTTATAAATGACCGTGAAGGTACATATTTTGAAGCAAGTGAAATAGATTCATCTAAAGAATCTACTTATAACCGTCAGAGTTATATTGTTGAAGGAAATACTTACCGATTCTGGCTTTGTGCGGAGTTGCCATATATGGAAACAACAGAGATCGCTGGCAAGCATCTAGCTAAAAAGTACACATACCTTTCATAGCTTTGAATAATAAAAAAAGTGTCTTAATCCCATTTCACCTTGATTTTTAATAAAAGGCTTGCAAGCAGATTTTGAATCGGTTATTATTTATTTGTAGATGAAAGGCGGTAGAGGTATCCCCTTGTTAAATAGTATCAACCTCGATGGATGAGTGGCGGTAGAGGCATCCCCACATTAAATAGTATTAACCTCATTGGATTATTCTACACAAAAAAACCCCTTTTTGGGGTTTTTTTGTGTGTAAAGGAAATGTATGGATATTAGATCATTAAAACAAGATGCTTATAACAGTCTAGTCAAAGATCGGCCACAGATATTAGAAAAGAATAGAGGGTATGGAATTATCTCATTTACATTGGGGGATCTAACTTATGCCATACCTTTGCGTAGCAATCTCAATCATAGTAATGGATTTAAAACTATCTCTACAAAACAAGGTGATAGGATCGTTTGGAACGGATTAGATTATTCTAAAGCTTTAATTGTAAATCAAGAGGACATTGAGTCTACTTCTTTCGTACTAAGAAGTCAGAAAGAATTTGATAAAATTCAAGTGCATAAAGAAAAGATCAAAACTGATTTTGAAAAGTATGTATTAAGCTACATTGAATGTGTTGGTAAGGGAACGAGTACTACAGATAATCGTTTTAAGTTTTGCACATTACAATATTTTCATTCGGAATTAGGGCTTTTATAAACCATTAATTCTAATTGAGTCGTAAAGCCCCATAGTAGGGGCTTTTTTATTGGTTGGAATTTATGGATCCTGATAAATATTTTAAGCTCACAGGAAAAAAGGAGCCTAAGGTTAAACCTAAAACCAGACCTTTGCCTAAGGCTACTCAAAAATATTTAGAAGCTGAAGCAACACTACAAGAAGAATTAACAGATCTGGCTATTGGTTTTGAAAGCAAATTTCAACCCATCCATACAAAAAACTGGCGTTTTGACTTTCACATTGTGAAATTGCGCTTGCTAATTGAAATAGCGGGTGGTCCTTGGTCTGGTGGTCGTAGTGGGAAATTATCAAATAAGGCTTGGAGCATTGATCGGTATGATCAGGTTGAAGTACTGGGATACAAGATTGAGCGATTTCATCCAGATTCAGTTTTATCAGGTCATGTAATTAATTGGCTTAAAGCAAAGTTAGAGAGTTTAGAAGATGGAACAGATCAGACCATTCCCGCAGCCAGACTTTATTGATCAGGCTGAAGAAGAGGAAGCAATCCGTTTAATACCGGCACCAGATTTAAAGAAGTGGGTTATCGCTAATTTTCTTACGCTAGGTGGGCCACTACATAACCCGGACCATGATCATATCGCTGAGCTGCTTCATGATAATGAAGAGTTTCTAGCATTTGCATGGGCATCTTCTGCATATACGCGAGCTAAACGTATGGTGTTAGGCCAATGTGAAAAGGTTATGTTTCAACAAGGCGGATGGAAGAAAGCTCGACAAGAACAACAAATGCGGGATTGGTTCGGATTTGTGCCGACTTACTTAATCACTATCGACGCTACCTTTTGCGATAAAGCCAATGATAGCGAGTTCTGTGCTTTGCTTGAACATGAACTTTATCATATTGGTGTAGAGCGAGATGGAGACGGCGAGATTATTTATAGCGATCATACTGGCCTACCTAAACATTATTTAGCTGGTCACGATGTGGAAGAGTTTATCGGGGTTGTGAAGCGCTGGGGCCCAAGTGAAAGTGTTAAACGACTTATTGAAGTTGCGAAAAACCCGCCGTTTGTTTCTGATTTAGATATATCTAAATGCTGTGGAAATTGCGTTATTACATGAAGAGCCTTAGGGCTCTTTTTTTTGGCTATTTAGGTTGACGTAGGTTGACAGGATTGAGGATATGGCGGCTCTAAAAAAAGAGGTAAAACTCTTTATAGTTCGCTCACTTGCCGTATTTAATACACCCACAGAAACTGCTGAGCTCGTCAACCAAGAATACGGGATAAAAGTTACTAAGCAGCAATGTGAAAAATACGACCCAACTAAACGGGCAGGTGAGAACCTAAGTGAAGAGTTAAGAATAGATTTTGAAAAGACCCGGGAAAAGTTTTTAGGTCAGCCTGAGGCCATACCTATTTCTAATTTAGCGGTACGCATGCAGCGTTATGAAAATCTATTTCTGAAATACAGTAAAAACCGTGTAGCAGCTACGAGCATTCTAAGACAAGCGGCTGAGGACATTGGCGGGAAATATACCAACAAAACAGAGCTAACCGGCGCTGGTGGTGGACCACTCCAAAGCGAGAATATAACCCAAGTTGTTGCAACGCCTGAGCAAATAAGGCAGGTGTTAGATGAACTCAAAGGTAAATACTAAGCTGCTTGAAATGCAGTTAGAGCGAGAGCTCTGTGAGAAAGAACATTTATTCTTTACACGGCGTTTTTTCTTGCCTCGCATGGGCTTTAAATTTTCAGTCAATTGGCATCATGAATATATTGCCAACAAGATCGATGAGGTTATTGATGGCAAGGTTAAGAACTTAGTAATTAACGTTCCACCCGGTAGCGGTAAAACTGAATTACTCACGAATCTAATTGCACGTGGTATCGCACGTAATGCTCGTTCCCGTTTTTTGTATTTGTCTTTCTCACAATCACTTGTAGACGATGTATCAGCAACAGCCAGAAATATTGTTAAGTCAGAAGACTTTCAAAACTTATGGCCAGTAAAAATTTCAACTGCCACGGATGCAAAATCAAACTGGAAAACTACAGTTGATGGTTACGATGCTGGTCATGTTTATTCTGCTTCAATGGGTGGACAGGTCACAGGTCGCCGTGCAGGTACATTGGCAGATGAGGGTTTTACTGGCGCAATTATTCTTGATGACCCCTTAAAGCCTGAGGATGCATTCAGCCAGACCGCTAGACGCAAAGCTAACCGTAAGATTTTAAACACGGTCAACTCGCGTAAAGCTAAATCTGACACACCAATTATTCTGATTATGCAGCGATTGCATGTTGAGGATCCGACTAACTTTGTGATGACTGGTAACGTTCCCGGTAAATGGGAACAGATCAGTATTCCAGCGCTTATTGATGATGAATACATCAGTAAGTTGCCAGAAAAAATTCAAAAGAAAGTGCCACGTGATGTTGAGCGTGATACTAAAGGACGGCAAAGCTATTGGCCGTTGAAAGAATCATTGCAATCGCTATTGCAACTCGAACAAGGTGGACAGGATAAAGACGGCGCTACGGTATCTCGTTACACGTTTGCAAGCCAATATCAGCAAGCTCCTAAAAAATTGGGCGGTGATCTTGTTAAGGCTGAATGGTTCCCACGTTATCTAGATCTACCTGTTCTTAAGTGGCGGGCTGTATGGGCTGATACGGCGCAGAAGGTCAAAAAGCATAATGACTTTTCAGTGTTCTTATGTGCTGGTCTGGGCTATGACAATAACCTTTACATCATTGATGTGAAGCGCGGCAAATGGGAAGCACCTGAGCTATTGAAGGAAGCTAAAGCCTTTATCAATAAGCATAAGGATAGCAATACCAAAATCGGCAAACTGCGCTATATGGCTGTAGAAGATAAGGCGAGTGGTACTGGATTGATTCAATCTATTTCTCGGGAAACCACATTACCTATTCGTGCAATTCAACGTGATGAGGACAAGCTCTCACGGACAATGGACGTCATTCTTTATGTTGAAGATCGGCGTGTATGGTTACCTGCAAGCGCACCATGGTTATTGAACTATATCGAAGAAATCGAAGGTCTTACCGCTGATTGGTCACATGATCATGATGACCAGTGGGACCCGACTATTGATGCGATTAATGATTCATTAGCTAAAAAGCCAACTGTATTTGATTAGAGGAAATTATGGCTGAAAATAAAAAGCATGATGCAATTGGTGATGCAGGGGCGTATACAAACTTTGTCTCAAACATTGGTACCGCCCGCGACAAGGCATCTCATGGATCATTCGTTAAGAAGACTATTCCAGATGAACAATTAGAGGCGGTTTATCAACATTGGTTAGCCAAACGAATTGTGAACCGACCAGCAAGTGACATGCTCCGAGCTGGTTGGTTTTATGAGGGGATCCAGGATAATGATTTAGAGAAGCTTAAAGAGGCTTGTAAGGCTTTTAATTTAGATGGGGTTCTCTTATCTAGCTTGGTCCTTTCACGCTTATATGGCGTTTGCTACGTGCTACTAGGTACGGTTGACGGCGGAAACTTAGATCAACCTTTCGATTTAAATAAACTAGGTGTTGGCCGTTTAGAATTTTTCACAGTACTCAAGAAAAAGCACATTGAGGCCGATACTTCAAAGTACTTACCGCCAAATGAAGCAGGTGGGCTTTTAAAACAGCCAGAATTTTACAAGCTTAAACTCGATGGTAAAGCGAACCAAAGGATCCATCACACACGGCTATATAAACTTGGTCATGCAGATGTGGTCAATGAAGAGCCTGTGAGTGTTTTACAAGAAGTTTACGAGGACCTTTTAGATCATGCTGCTGTAAAGAAGGCCACTGCCAGTCTTGTTCATGAATCAAAAATTGATGTGATTAGAACGCCAGACTTGGTGGAGAAGATCAAAGAAGACATGAAATCAGTTGCTGAACGTTTTCTTAGTGTCGGTTTGCTGAAAGGGCTTAACGGTATGCTCGTATTGGATAAAGAAGAAGAGTATGACTCTAAATCTTATAGCTTTGGTGGCTTGCCTGATCTTATGCGTGAGTATTCGATTCAAACTGCTGGTGCTGCCGATATGCCATATACCATTCTATTTGGTCAATCACCTGCAGGTATGAATGCTACAGGTGAGCATGACACACGGAACTATTACGACAGTATAGCAACCAAGCAAATATGGTCCTTAAAGCCATTCATGTTGAAGCTTTTAAGAGTAATTGTTCAAGCAACATTTGGTCGTCAGATTCCAAGCTTAAACGTAGTGTTCAATCCATTATGGCAACTAGATGCTAAGGTCCGTGCCGAGGTTGAGAAAGCTAACGCAGAACGTGACGATAAATATCTTCAAATGGGTGTCATTACAGAGCCACAGATAGCAAAACAGCTTGTTATTGACGGTGTTTATTCAGTGATTGATGAAGATCATATCAAAGTGCTTGAAGCAATGGTGAAGCCAGATGACGACGATAATTCAAATACTGAAACCCCACCTCCTGCAAGCTAAGAAACGGAAAAAAGGGCGTAAAGCTTCTAAGCCGAGAGCTGTGCACGTAAATCGCCGTGTAGAGCTTTATTACACACGGCAATTGCTGGCAATCTCAAAATACTGTCAGGATCAAACCAAGGATCTTGTTATTCCCACAGTAGGCCAGAATATTGGTGATGCTTGGTTCTCTGACATGATGACGGCGTTTAGGGAAAAGCTCACAAAGTATGTTATTGAGATTTCCCGACCATTGGCCACTAAAGTTGTGACTGATACCCAAAAGGAAGTGGACAAGCAAATTGCAGAGCACACCAAAGCAATTATTGGTGTGGATCTAACGCCTTTCTATCGAGCTGCTGATATTCAGGACGAGGTAGATCTAAACATCACGGCAAATGTCAGTTTGATTAAGTCTATTCCTCAGCAATACGCCGATAAGCTTGAAGTTTTAATCACAAATGCTTTGCAGACTGGGCAAACCAATGAAGAGTTGGCTAAAGCTATTAAGCAATTAGGTTTATCTACTGATTATCGTGCACGACTTATTGCTAGTGATCAGATGGGTAAGATTAACGGCCAAATTAACCAAGCCAGACAACTTTCAATGGGTGTTGAGACATACACATGGCAAACGGCTAAAGATGAGCGTGTACGGCCAGATCATCAACATAAGCAGGGCAAGACATTCAGATGGGATTTACCACCAGATGGTGGACATCCCGGTCAGCCTATTCGCTGCCGTTGCACCGCATTGCCTAACTATGAGGATATTTTGATTGATTAATTTAATTACTTTATGAGATTTTAAAGATAATGAATTAAGACTTGATCATTTCAAATAATTAAGGGGTTAAAGTGGAAATAAAAAATGAGTTAGTAGAAGACTATGAGGACTATTGTCATCAAAAGTTAATAAATGAATTTGGGAATTATAAGAATGGAAGTCATAGTCCGATGCACTTATATCATCGTTTTAAATATAGAATAATAGATGCACGTCCTAGAGAGATAATTGAACCTCCAAATTTTTTTATTCCTCAAGAGCATTTATCTGCATATAGAAAAATTGTTTCAGATATAGAAACGGGAAATTCTCTAAATAAATATCAAAGTAGAAATCTTAAAAGGCTAGATTATGATGATGACATGCTATCTCATTGGAGAATTCAGCATTTACATTTAGGACAAAATTTAGAAAGTGATGGATTTGTATCTCGAACTTCAGATTTATTATTCATTCATTTTTCAGATAATAAAGCGCACATTATTGGATTTTTTTCGCATGGAGACTGGTGCGATTTAGATATTATTGAAACTATTCATGAAAATTGGCCAGATCTACTTGTTAAATATAAATGCGAAACGGGTGGTAAGGTTTTAACAGAAGAAGAGTATCAAATTCTAAGAAGTAAAAATTGTAACGTTACAGTAAGAGTTCATGATGGCACTGAATATTATCCACCGGGTTTAGGGGTTGTTTCTAATGGTTCGCCATTGCAAGCGATTATGAATGTTCAACAAGTATTATTTAATTTCGAAAATAAATTTAATGAAATATCTATGAATATAAATCAAATTTTAGAAGCTGACCCCCAAAAAAGAATAACTGAAATAGCCACAATTGGCTTAGAGATGGATGAGGTGAATCAAAGGTTTGTCTATAAAATTAAGGAAACAGGTCATAGATTTACTTTAGATTATGAATGAAGAATAAATTTCATAATTTTTGAAATTGTAAAAATTGTTATTCCAAGCCCACCTTCTGGTGGGCTTTTTAATGAGCGCAATTTATGAAAAACATTTACCGCTTCAAGGTAGGTGACTTTGCTCCGAGTGAATCCACACGTTCATATACACCCGAAGGTTATTTGAAATGCGTAAACGTTCGCTTGGGTAAAGCACCTCAGGTACGTCAGTACTATGCGTATGAGTTCCCAAACTTAGAAGGCTTTTCAGCAGATCAGACGATTAACGTCTACACACCTGCAGAAGAACTATTTAAGCCGGCAGCGATTAAAAGTTGGGATGGTGCTGATGCTACAGATTATCACCCACCCAAGAATGAAATTAATGCAGCCAACTGGAAGGACTATCACATTGGCTATTGTGAGAACGTCCGCCAAGAAGGCGAATATTTATTGGGCGATTTGCTCATTAAAGATAAGGACAGCATTGATTTAATCCAGAACAACGAGCGATTAGAAATGTCGCTGGGTTATGGAGCCACATTAGTTTTAGAGCAGGGCACGGCGCCAGATGGCACGGTGTACCAAGCAAAATTTATCAATTTTATTGGCAATCACGTAGCACTCGTTAAATACGGTCGCTGTGGTGGTGATTGCCGCATCGGTGACCAAAAGCAAACTCCACCAGAGGGGAAAACAATGGAAGTAATTGTAAACGGTATGCGTTTTGACATTGGCGATAACAAGCCTTTTGCGGATGCATTGAAGATCCAGCAAGAGCAGCTCGAAAATTTAAAAGCGGCAAAGCTTAAAGTCGGGGATAAGCAATTTTCGATCGGTGATGAACTTAACGCCGTTCAGGCAGTCGTAGATCAATTGCATACCGATAAAACCACGCTTGAGCAAAAAGTCGGTGATCTGGAAAAGAACCAGATGACGCCTGAAAAACTTGAACAAGCTGCTACCGAACGTGCTGCAGTGATTGCCGATGCTAAAGCATTGGTACCAACAGTTAAAACTGAAGGCTGCACATGTGAGCAAATCAAGCGCGATGTAATTGCAGCTAAAGCGGGTGATGCCTTGGTTGGGGCTGTGCTGGGTAGTGTTGCTGTGGGCGATGCAAAGCCTGATCAGATCGACACAGTATTCCGCGCTTTGTCCGCTGTAAAAGGTACACACCCATCTAACCCAGTGGCCGATGCACTTAACCACCAACAAAACATTAATGCAGGTGATGGTAAGCCTGCTGGCGGTGAAGAGAAGAAAACCAACCACAAAAAAGAAGCTTGGAAACAAAGCTTCTAAGTATCTGGAGAAAAGAGAATGTCATTAACACCTCAAGCTATTCCGGGTATGCGTGCACGTTTGCACATGCCCGAAGAAATCTTATCTTTAGCAGTCGCGGGCAATACTGCCTTAAGTGATGGGGAAGTAGCGGTACAGTCTGCAGATGGTAAAACCGTCTCTGCGGTAACTGGTGCAACTAACACAAAGTTTGGTGTAGTAGTTTTTCAGCATGTTGGTAAATCAGGAAAAAACGCCTTAGGCAAAGAAGCTTATCAGGCTAAAGATTGTGCACCCATCATGCAGATTGGGTCTATTTGGGTAAAACCTACAGCTCCTGTGATTGATATAAAAGCAAAGGTGTATGTCCGTACCTCAAACCCAACAGCACAAGCGCCGTTAGGATCTCTTTCATCTGCTGCATTAGATTCTACTGAACTACCTAATGCCTCTTGGGAAACCATCACTGGTCCTGATGGTTTAGCAATCCTTCGATTACGTGGAGCGTAAAAATGTCAAAACAATTAGAACAAATGAAAATTCGCTTAACGGCAGTTGCACATGGTGTGCAGATCGCCGTAGGAGATGCATTTAATTTAGATAACTTTGCCAAGTTATTGTTGAAGCTTGAATCAATTGATGAAATGACTCCGCAACTTGCCGAAGCTCAAGCTTATGCGAAGTATTTGCCAATTGAAGGATTGGAAGGAGCAGTTGTGGGTTCAGCAAGTGTCTTGCAACGTAAGAAAGGTGTAGGCCGAGGTAAACGTTTCTCTGGTCTTGGCAACGATGTGCCACTAGCAGAAGTTGTTTACGATGAGGTAAAACTCACCGTACAGCCTGGTGTTATTGGTTACGAAATCAGTATCTTTGATGCGGCGGCAGCCTTGAAAGCTGGTATTCAGTTAGCGACCGATAAAGTTGAAGCTGCTCGTCTGGCTTATGAAAACCATATGAGTGATGTGGCATGGTTTGGAGAGCCTGAAACCGGGTTACTAGGTTTCTATAATCAGACTGGTGTAGAGGTTATTTCCTCTACGGTTGATTATGCAACAGCTACAGTTGAATCCGTACTTGCCGATATCAATAAGGCAATTAAAGGTGCTTCAAATGCCTCTAAGTTTGATAGCAGTATTCAGCCAGATACTTTTGTAATGCCTGAGAATAAGTTCACCAATCTCGCTAGTCGTATCGTTCCAGATTCAGCAGGGAAAACCTTCCTTGAATATATTAAGGAAAAGAACACCTTTGCAATGCAAGGTAAAACTCTCACATTCACTTCTGAAAGTATGCTTGAGGGAAAAGGTGAAGGTGGTACGGACCGTAGCATTATTTACCGCCGTGATCCAAGCTGCATTACTTTCCGTTGTAATGAGCTGGAATTCTTGGCAGCTCAACCTATCAATTATGTGATGCGTACACCGGGGCACTATATGTATGAAGGTGTCTATTTAAAACGTGTCGATTCTCTCCGCTACTATGATGTTGAATAAGGAAAACTAAACATGCCAAAAATTACTTACAGCGGCTCTCAGGCCGCTTTTTCTTTTGATGGGATTCAGGTCGGTAAAGGCCAAACAGTAGAAGTCAGTACCGAGGATTTCACACGCATTTCTAAAGGGAAGGCTTTTAAGTCACTTGTAGAAAAAGGTGATCTAGAAATTCAGGAAATCCCAGATGATGAGCCAAAAACAGCGGGTAAAACAGGTGGCCGTGGTGGTAAAGGCGGCAAATCAAACGATGGCGCAGGCGACCAGCAAAAGGCAACTGATGAAGCAGCTTTGGCCGCCGTGAAAGCTGAACTAACAGCGCTTGAAGTAACTTTCAGTGATGATGAAACACTTGAGCAATTACAAGCAAAGTTAGCTCAAGCTAAGGAATAAGGTGGACCTATGGACGTACAAACGTTTCGCCAGAAATTCTCGACTGATACATCCTTAGTCAATTTGCCTGATGCAAAAATTCAGGATGCATTGGAAGAAGCGGATATGGTCGTATCTCAAATTGAGTTCGGGGCATTAAAGGAACGTGCTGTAGGTCTATATGCAGCACATATTCTTAAAGTCGGTACCGCAAGCGGCAATGGTGCCGCTTTTAGTAACGCCTCGAGCATGACAATCGCGGGCCAAAGCGTGAGTTATTCCCGGTCATCGAAAGAAGCTTTCTATGATCTAAGCATGTATGGCCAGCGTTATCTTGCCTTAAAAAATTCCATTCCAATTGATGATGAAGGCACAAACCCTAACCGTTTAGGCGTCAGTGCTTTTGTCGTATAGGAGATTCCCATGCCTTTTAAATATCAGGCACCCGAAGGTTATAAACCAACTAAAGTTGTTATTGCTGGTCAAAACCTCGATATCAAAAACGGCGTTTTAGAATATGAGGATGACATTATTCATATGTTAAAGCCCTTAGGTTTTGAGCGTTATGTCGAAGTGGTTGAGCCAAAGAAATCGGCGGCCTCCGCTAAAGAGTAAATAGGTTATGAGCGATTATCGTGTTGATACTCGAGTCAACTTTGATGATATGAATGATCGCGTTAGGTTTGAAATAAGACGCACGGTAAACGCACTTACTTTACGCTTACAGAGAACAATTCAGGAAGATATGTTGAGTGGCCAAAGGCTGAATGTTCAGTCTGGCCGTTTACGTGGTTCCGTTTCATCTAAGGTTGATGAGGATAAGGATTCGATTGAAGGAACGGTAGGAGCTGGTGGTGCTTTGGTTCCTTACGCATTTGCACATGAGTTTGGCTTAAATGGCTCGATGGGAGTTAAAGCTCATCTGAGAACTATTAAGCAAGCTTTTGGCCGACCTATATCACCAGTACAAGTCAATATTAAGGCTCATTCAAGAAACGTCAGATTTAGGGAATTACGATTCATGCGTGATTCACTGGATATCGTGGCCAAGATTGTGCCGAAAAATATTGATGCGGCAATTCAGCGAGGTATAGCAGGTGGATAGCGAAGCAATCTATCAAGCGTTGTTTGAGCAGTTAAGTACAAGGGTAGACGGGCTAGTTACAGTCAGTCGCCGTTTACGTCACTTTAACCATGTGACAGCAGAACAACGACCAGCCATGTTTATTACTCAAGGTAATCAACAGGAAGTGCCGGTTCATGGTTTAGATTCAAAAGTTGAATTAGCTGCTGAGGTTTATCTCTATATCCATGAATCTGACAGGGCAAAGCCACCATCATCACAGATGAATATTTTTATTGATCGTGTACGTGAAGCTATTCAGCCAAACCATCCAGAATTTAGTGAATATCAAACCTTAGGTGGATTGGTAGAGCACTGCTGGATTGAAGGCACGATAGAAGTATATGAAGCAGTAGAAAACATGCTGGATGATCAGGCGATTGCAATTATCCCTATCCGGATCCTCACAACTAACTAACAAAGTATTCATTTTATGACCGCCTAGATGGCGGTTTTGTCATTTTTAGAGAGGTCAAAATAAATGGCTCAATATTTATTTGGTGCCGGCAAGATCTTTGCTACACCGATTCAAGATGTTTATGGGCAACCGATTAGCAATCCCACACCCGTTGAAGTGGGGGTATTGCAGTCGGTAGGTGTTGATATTAGTTTCGATTTAAAAGAACTCTTTGGCCGTGGACAATTCGCAGTTGATGCTGCACGTGGTAAAGGCTCAATTAAAGGTAAAGCATCTTTCGGTCGCATTAACGGAACCTTGTTAAATTCTATTTTCTTTGGTGGTGTAGTTGCTGAAGGTGGGATCGAGACAGTATCCCAAACCATTAATGGTGAAACTATTCAAACAGGCGGCTTGGTTACACCTGTAGTTCCAAATGCTGGCACTTTTGTTAAGGATTTAGGTGTTACAGATGGTAAGGCTATTCCACTTAAACGTGTGGCATCAGCGCCAGTGGCAGGGCAATACAGCGTGGATAACGTGACAGGTGCCTACACATTTGCTACTGCCGATGTTGGGAAGATAGTTTTTATTAGCTTCCGATATTCCGCAACAGTTGCAGGCGGTAAGTCAATCACCGTGTCTAACTTAGATATGGGTTATACACCTGAGTTTGCATTGGATCTGCAACGTGATTACAAGGGCAAATTCATGCATATGAATTTCTACCGTTGTACCAGTAACAAGCTTGGGTTCAGTTCAAAGCAGGACGATTACGATATTCCTGAGTTTGAATTCCAGCCTATGGCTGATGACCTTAACCGTGTATTCAAAATCGATTTATCGGAGTAATAGCAAATGCAATTTAAACAAGTTGAAAACCCACGTGGTAATAGTAAAGAAATTGCTGGCCAGACTTGGATTTTTGCTCCGGCGCCATTGGGTACGATTGAGCGTTTTCAAGAACAATTAAGCTCAAACAATGTTCCCACATCTGTAATTGTGGATATGGCTCATGTTTGTTTAAAACGGAATTATCCAGATATCACCCGTGAATATGTTTCGGATGAACTCTTAGATATGGCTAACATGGAAGAGGTTCTAGCATTAGTGACCAAAACATCAGGCCTAGACTATTCGGGTAATACTACGGGCACGGGTGAAAGCTCGGGGGAATAAATTGGGAGGAACTGTACACGCATTTAGTGCTGACTATAGGTAAAGATTACGACTATGTACGTAATGAAATGGATCTGCCTAGATTAAGAGCATTAAGTGCGTATCAGCAAAGTAACCCTCCCGCCCATATAGGAATACAACGTCTTTGTCGGATTTTAGAAGCATTCATGGGAATTGAAGAGACAGACCCAGCAATCACAGTTTCAGATGATGATGAAGACGATATGCTTGAAGTTCTTGAAAGTTTCCCGCAGGGTGGTTAAGGCCGCCCTAATTTAACTGGGTATGACAAAATGTAATCGGTTTGTTAAATTATGCTTACTTTATAACAACCGGTGAAATCATGAAAAAGTTTTTCAAGTGGGTGCTGATTCTATTTATAGGGTTCTTTCTTTTGGGTGTTATTCTTAATGTATTAGGTGTAAAAGGTAGCAGTACTGAAAATAAAACTGAAAATAGCACAAAAGAAACAAAGGATTCTAAATGGCAATATCAAGAAGATATTTCCAAAATGACAGACAAAAAGAATATCTACGTTACTTTGAAATCAGATTCAATTTGGATGAAAAATGGAGATCTATCGCAGGCAGTTATTCCTGATTTAACATTCAGATGCCAAGATGATTCGGTTGATGTAATTTTATCTACTCAAACGCCTTTAAGTCCTGAATATGGAAATGCTTTGGGCAAAACTATTAAAGCTAGACTAGATAACCAAAAAGCCTTCAATATTTCATTTAGTAATGGACAAGGTTCATATACAACCTTCTTTGCAGAAAAGCCAAAACAATTAATAGAAAAATTAAAAGGACATAACAAATTGTTGCTTGAGGTGAATGTTCACCGCCAAGGACCATTTGTTATTGAATTTAATCTTGATGAATTTGAAAAGAATTTAGATCCCGTAAAGAAAGCATGTAAATTTTAGCTTAAAGCACCTACGGGTGCTTTTTTAACCTTTTAAAAACCACCTTCAGGTGGTTTTTTTATGCCTAAGAGGTTTGTATGGCAAATAATAACCGCGTTGAAGTTCATGTAGGTGCAAAAACATCCGAACTTAAAAAAGGCATGGATGATGCTGAAAAAATTGTTTCTGATTCTGCTAAGCAAATAGAAAATTCCACCAAAGGTGTGAAATTTAAGTTTGATCTTTCCAGTGTCAAGCGACAGTTTGATGATGTATCTAAGTCTATTTCAGAAGGGTTTAGCAACCAAATTAGTGAAGCATTTGGCGGTTCAAAAATAGGATCGGCATTTGAAGGTATTACTTCCAAGTTGGGAGCTCTACGCGGCGGCGCGCTTGTTGCTGCAGGTGCGGTTGCTGGATTGGCAGTTGGAGGTGCTGCAGTTGCAGCAGCAGGTATGGCTACACTAGCCATTGAAGTAGCTAACAACAATGTTGAGCTCGCCAAATTCTCCGCCTTAGCGAATACCTCATTGCAATCTTTTCAAGGGTTATCTGGTGCAGCCCAAACTTTGGGTTTTTCTCAAGACAAAGTCTCAGACATGATGAAAGACTTTAATGAAAAGCTTGGGGAATTTGCCTCTGTAGGCTCTGGTGGGGCAATGGACTTTTTTGAGCAAATCGCCGTTAAAACTGAAGGTGGTGCGGCTGGGGCGAAAAAGCTTGCCGAAGAAATGTCCAAGATGGATGGAGTTGAAGCTTTACAAACTTATGTCGATAAGTTGGAAGAAGCTGGAGTCAACCAACAGCAAATGTCTTTCTATCTTGAAAGTATGGGCTCAGATCTCACAGGCTTAATTCCGATTTTGCAAGATGGCGGTAAGCTTTGGAAAGAATACCAGTCTGCTATGGAAGAAGCAGGGATTATTACTGGTGAAGAGGCAATTCAAAAATCCATTGAATTAAAGGCTCAAACTGAAGTACTTCAAATGCAGTACACCGGTTTAAAAAATCAATTGGCTCAAGCTGTAATGCCAGCTTTAAGCGGTGTTATTAGTCATTTTATGAATGGCACCACAAAAGGGGGAGCATTTACTGGAGTTGTTCAGACATTAGGCTCAGTTGCCAAGGGCGTGGCAGTTGTTATTGTTGGGCTTGGAGCAGGTTTGCAAAATCTTGTGCGTTTAATGTCTGGTGTGATGAGTAACCTAAGGACTATTGGAAGCACTGCCGTAAACTTTGTAAATGCGGATGGGATCCTGGCTAAAGGTAAGGCTCTAGCAGGTGGTGTAAAAGCTATCTGGACTGAAACGAAAGATACTGTGGTTGATATTGCTGGTACCACCAAAGCTGCAATTAATTCAGCATCTAATATTTTTAGTGGAACACCCTCATTTGATCGCTTATCCCAAGCCAAAATTGATATCCAAAATGCTCAACTTGGTAGTAGAAGTGGAAGTAAAGGGGTTACTTCTGGTATCGGCCAAAATAAAGCACTCAATCCAGAGGGTGCAAAATCAGACAAGGCAAAGCAGGGTAAATCCGATGCTGTAAAACAAGCTGAGCAGGCAGCTAAAGCACTTGCTGATATTAGATATAAATATGCATCTGAAGAAAAGAAAGTCGCTTTAGATCTTCAGAAGGCATTAGATGAGATTGAAAAATCTAAGATGACTGCCGATGAAAAAGCCGCTGCTAAAATCAAAGCCGAAAAGGATGCTTCAGACAAGATTATTGCTATTCGTTTAAAAGAGTTTGAGGACTACAAAAAAGCTCGTGAAGAACAGATAGACAATTATCAACAGCAAGCACAACGTCTATATGAAATAGAAGCGGCACGAATCCAAGCCGAATATGATGCCAAGAAAATTTCTAATATTCGCAAAGTTCAGTTAGAGAAGCAGCTCGAAGATCAGTTACGTGAAATTAAGCGACAAGGTCTTTTAGAGCGTTTGGCTCTTGAAAACGAGCAAACCGGAATTACAGGCAAACAAGGTAATCAAAACCAAATCACAAACAACATTTCTGATTTAGAAACAGATCAGAAAGTTGCTGACACTAAGTCTATGGGCTTAATCAGTGATGCAGAAATGAAAGACTTTGAGGCTAAGTTCGGTGGGTTTACTTCTCGACTGTCTAACCTTTGGGATCAGGGCATTCAGTCTTTAATGAACGGCACACTTACATGGAGTAATGCAACTAAAGCGGTATTAGCTGATATGGGTGCATTTGCATTGCAATCGGCAACTAAGGAGCTCCAAGGCTGGCTGAGAATCCAAGCGATTAAGTTAGCTCGAAAACTCGGTTTTGTTGGTGCTGAAACAGCGGCTGAAGCTTCTGGCCAAGCTGCACAAACAGGGGCAACAATTGCAGGTGAAGCAACTCGTACCAGTGTTACTGCTGCGGGTGGTTTGGCTCGATTGGGGTTAAAAGCGGCTGAAGCTATCAAGGGCATCATGATGTCAGCATGGGAAGCAATGGCCGGAGCATTTAAAGCCATGGTTGCCATTCCATACATCGGCCCAATTCTCGCCGTTGGTGCCGGTGCAGCTGCATTCGGTTTAGTAGCAGGCTTAGCTGGCAAGATCAAATCTGCTCGAGGCGGTTACGACATTCCATCCGGTGTTAATCCAGTTACTCAGCTACATGAAGATGAGATGGTTTTACCTTCACAACATGCAAATACCATTCGTGAAATGGGTAAAGCCATGCGTAGTGGTGCAAGTTTTGGAGCAGCTGCTGCAGCTGAAGGTGGGGGAAGTGGGCCAGTTATTAACCTTGGTTTTCTTGATACCAAAGGAGCAGATCGCTGGTTAAAGAAAAACAGTAAAGCAGTTGCGGACAGCTTAAAGGGTTATCGCCGTAATTTTGGTAAATAAGGAGGTGTAAGTGTCAAACGTATTATTTCCAGAATTACCCGGTCTTGAATGGGATACCTCATTAACTCCGATGTTCAATACCAAGATCATGACTTCCATTAATGGCCGAGAACTCCGCGCGAGTTTTCAGGCTGCGCCGAAATATGAAATCTCGTTGTCTTACGCATTTTTGCGTGAAAATAAGGGGAGAACTGAATTTCAGCAACTTCAAGGATTCTATCTAGAACGCCGTGGAGCTTTTGATTCATTTCTTTATAAGATGCCTGATGATAATCAGTTTAATTGCACATTTGTTGGTGACGGCTCTGCTACAACATTCCAGCTATATAAGCATATGTTTATCAGTCAATTACCCTTAGGTAATACCGAAGAGCAGATCATTGGTGCAGTAGATCCAAATATGTGGAATCAAACACCAGTTAAAACGATGTGGAATAACAATCAAGAAAAGCCGATGTGGAATACCGCATCTGCTCAAGTAACAAGTGACGGTAAATATGTACTTTCAGAGCCACTGGAACAAGGTATTGAGATTCAGATAGCAGGTACATATTACTACCGGTGCCGGTTTAAAGATGACACTCAGCAATATGTCAATTTTATGCACAAACTTTGGAAGGCTGGCAAGGTTGAGTTAATCGGTTCATTAGGAACAAAGATATGAGACAAGCATCACCAGAACTTATCGCCTTGTTAGATGCTGATCAGTTCATTATGGCCGATCTGTACACTGTTACGACCATACAGGGTATTGAGTATTGTTATACAAGCTATGACGTTAATTTGACCGTTCAGGGTAAGGAGTTTCGTGCTGATGGTCCAATCATTAGCCGAGAAGGTACTAGCCTATCTTTAGGCATCGAGGTGGATAATTTATCTATCACAATAGAGACAAATGAAGATACTAAATTTGGCGATGTACCTGTGGCTCAAGCTTTTCATAACGGGATATTAGACGGAGCACGTTTTAAGTTGGAGCGTGTATTTATGGATATGCATACCCCAACGAATACCAGTGCCGGCACACTCGTTTTATTCGAAGGTCGTATCGTTGAGCCTGAGCTTGACCGCTATGAAATTAATGCAAGCGTAGTTTCAGATGTAGATCATTTAAAGCTTCAGATGCCAAGAAACTTATATACAGCAGGCTGTTTAAATACCTTATTTGATAATGCTTGCGGTCTACTTAGTGCTGATTATGCCGTTAATACGTCCATAGCAGTAAATAGTACACCTAACAGGATTCTGTGTGAGTTAAGCCAGCCACAGGGATGGTTTACTCAAGGCGTTGTCGAGTTTCTTGAAGGAAAAAATATAGGTATTAAACGAACAGTTAGATTGCATGAATCTGGTGCATTGCTTCTAACTTTACCTCTTCTTGATATGCCAGAAATTGGCGAGGCCATTAGAGTTTATCCGGGGTGCGATAAACGGCTAGAGACATGCACTAATCGATTTAATAACCGTGCTCGCTTCCGTGGTGCACCCTTTGTACCTGTTCCAGAAACATCGATTTAGCTTTTTAAATTTAACCCAAGCCCTGCAAATGCAGGGCTTTTTATTTGGGGGTAGAAATGCCTTTACCTAGTGCCGACCAGTTTATTGGTCAAAATGTAACTGAATCGGGTTTTAAACAAGCTCAAACACAACTTATTGAATTCTTGGGGGCTGAAGTACCCACGAATGAAAAATTAGTTAATACCTTTGCCACTAAAGCAATTGCTGACTCCAAAACGAATCTAATGCCGATTGATTATAAGATAACTGTCATCAGTGATCCTGAAGAATCAAAAAATGGGGATTACACCTGGAATGGAACAGAATTAGTTAAAAGTCCATATGATCCCTTAAATCAGGCAAAGATTTATACGAATGAGCGAGTAGGGATGCTGCCTACCAAATCAATTGTTCCACTAGCTGTAGACCAATTAGGAAATGTGCCGATCTGGCTTGAAGATGGTGCTTTTGATTTTGCCAATAGTAAAGCTTTAGGTAAAAGTGAACGTTCTTCAATCATACCTTTAGTAGCTGACGAGGCGGGAAATGTACCGGTCTGGCTTGAAGATGGTGCTTTGGGTTTTTCGACATTAAGTTTGGATACTTTTAATTTTCTTTCTAATTATTTTCAGTCACGTAAATACCAAACTAATGTATTTATGGGGCAAAGACCAATCAATACAGATTCAGCTTCTTTGCGCCAGTGGAAAGCTAAAGTTGCCAAGATCAAATCAGGTATTACTGATCAGTTGCGCGTAGTTTTAGCTGGTGACAGCTGGGCAGAGCACAGCACAATAGCGACAGAGCTTAAGACAATTTTGCAAACTGCATATGGTGAAGCGGGTTCGGGTTGGATCAATCTAGGTGCTGAGCGAAATATGCTGGACGGCATTACGATTACATATGGTTCTGGCTGGACCGTGAATGATCTTGATAGCACTTCCGCTGCATTCCCTTATGGTTGTGGACCAGACGGTTTTACACGCACAAGTACTACAGCCGGTTCGACAATAACCCTTGCAAATTTGACAAAGGGTGATCAGCTTACCGTCTTTTTCGGTAATACAGGCGGGGTATTTTCTTACACCATTAACGGTGTTGAAACCAATGTGACTGCAAACACTGCGAAGAAAGTCCAGATAAGTTTGAATAGTTCAACATCGGTTATTTTGAAGGTTATTAGCGGTACGATCTGCTTCTTTGGAATGCATTTAAGAAAAACCACTGGTAGTGGGGTTGAATTCAATAAGGTCGGTAATGGCAATAGTACCGGTCAGGACTATTTAAAAATTTCTCCAGCTGGTCAGGCTGAGGTATCCAGCTTTTTAAACCCTGATGTGCTGATCATCATCTTGGGAACAAATGATTATCGCCGTGGTCATTCTGTTACCAATTTTCAGGCTGGAATTATGGCCATGATTGACGGTTTTAAATCTGCTTCTCCTAACTGTGCTGTGATTCTTGTTGCACCGGCGCAAACAAGTGTTGCATCACCACCTATACCTTTAGTTAATTTTGTGGAAGCTGCTTTTGAACTGATCTATTACCGTCAAACTGAAGTCTACAACATGTTTGATGACTGGGGTTTATACGATCTTGAAAATAGTAATGGGCAGTGGGCAGATACTCTACATGTCAGTAAATCTGGTGCTTATAGGCTTTCACGTAAAATTTTTAAAACATTTTTGGAGCTTTAATTATGAATGGCTATCTTAAAATTGGAGCAGTGTTGCCTGCTAATGGAAATTATAAAAAACTTGCTGATATCTCACTCTTACCTTCTCTTTTAGTAGATGGTTTAGTAGCTGGTTATTCATTAAAGGAAAACACAGCTTTTAATTTTGCAACTGGTTCTAATTCCGAATTAGTGGGCAGTCAACCAGTAAAAGGCACAAATGGCCGTTTTGTTAATAGTTCAGCTTATATAGATACTGGTATACAGAAATCTGAAAGTTTTACTTATTTAGTCATTGCTCCACGAACCGCCACTTTAGGCGGTTTTTTAATGGGGGATTATGTGCATTCAACATTATCAAGCACGGGAAAAGAGCAAGGTACTAGCCTTTCAAGTCGTGGTGATATTTACGCTGGCGTACCTTCGGGGCTTGCTCAGGCATTTGGTGCACAGGCATCAAATGTTTCTGATGTCTTAACCCTGTTTATTTACTCTTGTACAAAGCTGGGGGCTTCTTCATTTCTACAAACCTATGCAAATCTTCAGGGAGGCCGTGATATTTTTTTAGAAAAGTCAGCAACAGATTTAGTCAATGTCGTAAGTAATACTGTTGGTATTGGCTGGAACAAGAAAGCGGCCACTTTGAATTGGGATGCAAACCAGCGCGAAGTATCTTATGCATGTTTATACAACAGGGGTTTTACTCAGGCAGAGTTACAAAGCTGGGCAAGTAAGATAAGACAAGAATTATTTAATTTAAAAAACTTAGTAATTTAATAAATATATTTTAAGGTGCCTATGAAAAACCTTGAAGCAGTACAAGAGGCGCTTACATGGCTCGGCACTCCATATCACCACCAAGGCCGTGTAAAAGGTGTTGGGGTAGATTGCGGTACTTTGATCTGTGAGGTCTATGAGAAAGTAGGGCTTATGGATCATTTAGATCCACGGCCATATCCGCCAGACTGGCACCTGCACCAGATGGAGCAACGTTATTTAGAGCTCATTTTAGGTGTGTGTGATCCAGTAGAAGGACCACCACAAGCAGGTGATATAGTTTTATATAATTTCGGCAAATGCATCAGTCATGGTGCAATTGTCATTGAGTGGCCACAGGTCATTCACAGTTATCTACATCAGGGAGTCATCATCCAAGATGGTACCAAAGGAAGTTTAGCCCGCCGTATAGCGGGCTTTTTTCGTATGAAGAGGCTGAAATAATGGGTGGATTATTTGGTGGTACCACGATTAGTACAACGGATACCCGCATTAACTCCATGCGGATCCAGCAGTCAGCTTACGGCCTTTGCCAGCCTTTGGTGTATGGCAAAACCCGTATAGCGGCTAACATGTTTTGGTACGGTGATTTCTTGGCAACGCCTCATACTACGGTTGAGAAATCAGGCGGCAAGGGTGGGAGCACTAAAACCAGTAATACAACATTTAGTTATAGTGCTTCGCTCATGCTTGGGTTATGTGAGAACCAGATTAAGAAGATTGGCCTGATTTGGGTTGATAAAGATCAATACATACCAAAGCAGGAAGGATCTATTACGCTAGATCCAATCGACCAGCTAAAGTTTGAATTATACGATGGGAATAATAACCCGCCTTGGGGTTGGTTAGTTTCAAAACATCCGGATCAGGCAATTAACTATCCTTTTTTAGGATATGTCGCATGTGCTAATTACGAGATGGGAAATAGTGCCAGCCTTTCAAATCATAACTTTGAAGTGATCAGCACGATTACATTGTCAGATACAAATGATGATGCTAATCCCGCAGATGTGATTGAAGACTTCATTACACACCCACGTCATGGGGCCGCGCCTAATTTAAACATGGCCGATTTAGAAGAGTTCCGAACTTATTGCCGTGCTGCCAATCTTTTAATTAGCCCAGCATTTACTGAGCAACGTGCAGCATATGAAACGATTAATGAGATTGTTGAGGCTGTTAATTGTGCTGTGGTACCAAGTCCAGACGGTTTAAAAATCCGTTCTTTTGGTGATTCTGCTATCACTGGTAACGGTGTTACTTTTACTCCGGATCTCACACCCGTTTATCACTTAAATGATGATGATTTTATTAGCGATGATGAGCCGGTTCGAGTACGCCGAAGTCGTGATACAGATGCTTATAATCATGTGCAGATTGAATACATCAATCGATACAACCAGTACAACACAGAAACGACAGAAGCCAAGGACCAAGCCAATATTGAGATGTTTGGCTTACGCACTGAAGATCCAGTAGAAAACCACTTCTTTTGTGAGCCTAAAATAGCTCGTCATGCTGCACAGCTTCGCTTACAACGTCTACTCTATGTGCGTAATGAATATGAATTTACTTTGGGCTGGAAGTACTGCCGGTTAGAGCCAATGGATATTGTCACCATTACAGATGAAGCATTGGGCCTAAATCAATTTCCAGTACGTATTACACGTATAGAGGAAGATGAGTTCGGTGAATTAACTATTACAGCTGAGGAGCTGGCCATAGGTTCAAGATCTGCCATTGAATACGACTCACAAGCATCAAATGGCTACCAAGGTGGTAATGAAGAACCGGGTAATGTGAATGCGCCAGTTATTTTTGAGCCGCCACTAGATCTTACAGATGGAAAGAATCAAGTATGGGTAGCGGTATCTGGCGGCATTAATTGGGGCGGCTGTAATGTGTGGATCAGCCTTGATAATACGACCTATGAAATGATTGGTACGATTTATGGTTCTGCACGATATGGCCAATTAGTAACGGCCATTGATGCAGATGACACAGCTCTACAAGTTGAACTCAATACCGTAAGCCAGATTTTTAGCGGAACCTTAGAGGATGCGCAAGCTGACCAAACACTTTGTAAAGTCGGTGACGAGTATTTCAATTATCAAGTCGCCACTTTAAACGGATCAGGGCTTTATACTTTAAGTGATGTTTTGCGTGGACGTTTTGATGATGCGCAAAATCATAGTGCAGGTGAACCGTTTGTACGTCTTGATCGGGCTATCTTTAATTATCCTTTCAATGAAAATCTGGTGGGTAAACAGATCTTCTTAAAGTTCACCAGCTTTAATGGCCTAGAGCGTAAAGAGCAAACATTAGATGAGGTCACAGCATATAGCTATACATTATCTGGTGGACGTCCTGCGGGTGTTAAGGGGTTATCGCTGCAATCGCCGTTTGTTGGTACCACGTTTAAAGTTCAATGGCAGAGTTCAACCGGTGCAGCTGGCTATCGTGTTCAGGTGTGGTCAAATGGTGCGATGATTCGACAAGTTGATACAACCAATACGGATTATAGCTATTCAATTGAAGAGGCTAGGCAGGACGGAATAGGCCGAGCTTATACAATACGTGTTGCGAGTAAGAACGGTGACCAGATCAGCACCTTTGCTGAATTAAGTATTAGTAATCCGGTACCGCCAGTACTTCTAAATGTTTATACCTCAGCGACTATTGATTCAGTCACAGTGACATGGGTACCAAGCGAGGTTCCTGATCTGAAAGACTATGCTGTTTGGCTAAGCAGTACATCTAATTTTGATCCAACACAAACGTCACCTACATGGACCGGCACAGAATTAACAACCACAATTGGAGGATTACAACCAACAACCCCATATTACATTCGTGTTGCTGCGCGTGATGTATGGGAGAACACAGTCTGGAACTATTCAAATCAGATTACTCAAAGTACTTCTGAAGCTTAATTTTAATTACTTATTTAGCACCCAATTGGGTGCTTTTTTATTGCCTATGATCTGGAGGAAGGCATGCATGAACGATCAAACAAATAGTGTAGTCGAAGCAGCTGCAAGCACAGCTGCTGCGACTGCAACAAAATTTTCATATGGCTATATGGTAGGTGGGGGATTGATCGGAATCTTTGGAAAAATTGACTGGGCTGTAGTCATTTCAATCTTAATCGGTGTAGCAACCTACTTAACGAATCTCTACTTTAAACGCCGTGATGAAAAGCGGGCAGATGAGATTCATAAATTACGTGTTGAGCAGTATGAGCAAACTAAGAAACGGATCCAAGGTGATAATGATGAATAGTGAAAACACTCGGACATATTTGGCCTACATGGTTATTGCTATGTCGTTTCTCTGTGTACTTGGCTTGTTCTTTATTGAATATCCCGACAAAAACCGCGACTTATTAAACGTGTCTCTAGGTACTTTACTTGGTCTATCCAGCGCTGTGATCGCATTCTATTTTGGATCTACAAATAAACAAAAGAAAGAAACTGAAGATTCAAATCAACAGTAACTAATCGACTCTAAATGCCGCCTGCGGGCGGTTTTTTTACATCTAAAGGAAAGTGAAATGAACATCGAACAATATCTTGAAGAACTAATTAAACGTGAAGGCGGGTATGTAAATAATCCGGCGGATCGAGGAGGCGCAACTAAATACGGCATTACTGAAGCAGTAGCACGTACAAATGGTTTTAAAGGCAACATGAAAGATTTACCGCTTGATGTGGCCAAGTCTATTTATCGGAAGCAGTACTGGACAGCTCCGCGATTTGATCAGGTGAATGTAATTAGCTCGTTGGTTGCTGAAGAGCTTTTAGACACTGGTGTAAATTGCGGTACAGGATTTGCAAAACCACTTTTACAACGTGCGTTGAACTTGCTGAATAACCAAGGTAAAGCAGGTTTTCCAGATCTTGAAATTGATGGGGTTTACGGTTCAGTGACTTTAAATGCTCTAAAAGCTTTTCTGGCTAAGCGTGGCAAAGAAGGTGAAAAGGTTTTACTTCGAGTACTCAACATTATGCAAGGTCAGCGCTACATTGAAATTTGCGAACGTAATCCAACCCAAGAACAATTCTTTTACGGTTGGATCGCTAATCGAATTTCTTAAGGTGATAAAAAGCCCTGAATATTCAGGGCTTTTTTTAATCTAGTTTTCAACTTCTACATCATAAATTGTTGTAAAAGATGCCTTTAATTTTTCATCTTTAGTATCTGCAATATACTTTTGCATTTTTTGCTTGTACTCAGGATGACCACCTTTGTATTTGGCTAGTAAGTATGAAAACTCACCCTGTTTATAATTAGGATCTTTTTTGTTCTCTGGCTTATCTAGTTCCACTTTTAGAACGTTTGCAGATTCGTCAAAGCATTGAGCAATCAATTGCTTATCTTTTTGCTGCATCGTTAAAATTTGACACTTAGCTATAATTAGAGCAGGGTTTTCAGGGTGTTCTTTAATTTGTTTGGCATTTAAAGCATACGCTTCTTCATAATCTTGCAACGTCATGTAGATATTCATCTGCATAAATTCGCGTTTGTTTTTATCCGAGATTTTACTGACTTCAGGCAATACCTCTTTCATTTTATTTTGAAATTCTTCAAAGTTACCCTCACGGTAATATTTGAAGTAACTTTCATATTTATCAATGATCTTCTGGTCTTCGGCTGAAATGGATTTAACTACTGGTTCACTTGATGCTTTTTCTACATTCTTGGCTGAATCTGTAGCATTACTGCAGGCGCTAGTTAGCGCCATGGAAATAATGATAAAAGGGGTTACATACTTTTTCATGCTTTACGTCTTGCTGCCGAGGTTATCGTGAATGAGTGGGTTTTATAAGGTGGGTTCGGTACAGCTTTACCGTTATCAAATTTACCTTCAAAACCTAATTCCAGTGATACTGTTATTACTTGTAAGTCGGGTGAAGGCAATGTGATTTCACAACTTCCGACGGGCTGTCTATCATTTTCAGTATTCCAGAAACCTTTGCTAACTTTAAGGGCAAAAGGCCCGCCAATTGGCTGCTTATTTTTAAATAAACGTATTGTACCAAAGGTGTAAATTGTAGCATCAGCCTTTAATGCGGGTGGCAAAAGGGTCACGGTTATAAATAATTGTCTTTTTTGAATTTTATAAGATACTTCAAAAGAACATGCGCCCGACATTGCCTGCATCGCAATACCAAATAAACTTGCTTTATCTTGGTCATACGGTAGTAGAAGGTTTTTAAATTCGATAATTTCAGTCTTCGTATTCTCAATGTAGTAATTTTCATACTCATCTTTTGCAAAACTATCGGTAGTTTGCTGTTTTTGAGATAAAGGAGCCGAACTAGATTTGGTAGAAGATGCAGCACCACCGCCATTGTCTTGAACAACTAAGTTTTGTTGAGGTAGCAATTTACAGCCACATGAAAGTGAATCATTAACACGAGCAGCTGCTTTGCCGAAGATCTGCATGTTTGGATCACCGGAGACAATTGTAGCGACTACTTTATGTGTTGGGCAGGTTGCTTTATCACCGACACATGCAACAGCAATACCGTCTATAAGGAACATACTGTTCCCTGAAATGACTTGGCCGCCTCCAGTAGTGGGGCAGCCAATTGTTATATATGGGGTTGCCAAAGCAATTCCTTCTTATTTTCGTGAAGTGGCAAAAGCATATCAAAGAGAGGGTAGACAGTACTGTATAGTTTTTATTATGCGGTACAGATTACGCTTTAGTTACTAACCTGAGCGTTGATATTTATATGAAAGCCCTCTAAGGAGGGCTTTAAATAAAGCTTTATTCTTGTAAACCCTTAATTTTTTTTACTTTTAGAATTTTAGTCATCATAATAATCAAAAAGGTTAATTATTAAATAACTTCTCTTAATAAGAGAATGGAGGTGAACGGTGCAAGAAGGCAAAATGCCAACTAGTGATCTAGTTAAAATCATAATATTTTCATTATTACAGTTACCTTATATGTATCTTATAGGCTGGGGAGTGGTGCCAGTTTTAATTTTAATTTTAGGCTTCTTTCTGGCAAAAAGAGATCAAAAAATAAGTACATTCAATGCATCAATTATATGGTGTAAATATTATTTATATCTTACCGCCGTGATTGTCTGTCTTTGTGCTTTGTATGTGATATTCATTGAGAAGAGGTATGCCACTAATGAAATTTTTCAATATGTGATCCTTCCTTGGGTGGCTTGTTTATTAGTCCCGATAAGTTACTCACTCTTTTTAGAGCATCTTTACAGACGACCAATTCAAAATAATCCATCCACCTTCCGTGTATCAACAAAAAGAGAGGAACTAAGTATTCTAAAAACTGAGAATATGAAAAGTTATTCTGTTGCAGACGAATTATTGAAATGGAAAGAGCTTAAGGATCAAGGGTTAATTACCGAGAAAGAATTTGATGAAATGAAGAAGAAAATTATAGGTTCATAGTTTTTAGTCAATCTTCTTCAAGTTTGAGCATCCTGTAGGCTATAGGTGCAGCTCATATGACCAATAGTAATGTGAATGTAGGCAGTTGAGTGAAAGCCCTTTAAAAGGGCTTTTTAATATTTGAAAATTTCTTTTTAGTTTTGAGAATTCTTCTTATAAATAAATTTGTTGAAATCCTAACTTTGCTAAATATACCTATTCTTTCAAGTTCAAAAAAAGGACTATCGTCTAACTTGCGCTTAAACTTTAATAAATATTTTATTTTATGAGTTTCATGGTTTTGATCTTGATAGGTTAGTTTGATCATTGGCCCTAGTTTTACAATATCGGCATATATATCATGAGCTTTTGAAGAAAAGCTTACCTCCATATAGTGGTGCTTTTCTGTATCATTTATACTTTTAAAGATATCAAAATCATATCTTGAATTATAAAATTCATAATTGACTCCTGGATTGTTAATACAGGTTTCTGTTAATTGTAGATTTAAGAAGAATGCATTTTCTCCCGTATTTAACATCTTTAGACCAACTCTAATTACATCTTTTTCCACAAAATCATCATATTGGGCGGTAAGATTTGTAGTTTCTAAAATTATATTTGGCCGCTTTGCAATTGATTGTATATGTAAAGTATAGATAGCAGAGAGAACGGCGCCTAAAGTTGAAATCCCTGAAAAAAAATAGAGAGTTAGTGTTAAGGTCACATCTGGATCAAATTTTCCGAAAAAATTGGCTCCGAAAAAAAATAATATGGATAAAATTATAACACTTATGGCTGCTATAATAATTAAGTTAAGATATTTCATATTCAAATCTTTTAAAATAATAAAGTTTAATGACGGTTAATTATAACGGCCTACCCATTTCTTTACTCTTTTTAAAGTATCTAGATCTGCATAAAAAAATGGAAATAGCTCTTCGTAATAGGGAAGATTCATTAACCCCTCGAAATCAGCGTTTGGACCATTATTTGATTCCAAAGAAATTTTGCTTAACATTCGATAGATTGGTTTTAGTGTTTGAATTAATCTATAAAGTATATAAGGCTTGCTCTTGTTTACAATGTATTGGAGTTGCCATATATCTGCAGTGAGTAAAGGATGGCCATTAAAATCTAAAAAATTAGTATATCCGACACCGTACTTTTCATTTTTACTATAGATTCTAATTAATTCCCTTTCAATTTTTTCATATTTAACACTTTCTCTTAAAAAACGTTCAGAAAGAAGTACCCATTCATGTATGGGATGCTTATGATTATTATAGTTTGCATTTGTAAGATTGTTTAAGTTTAAGTATCGATTAGTCGTAGCATATGCGCTAAGAAAACTTATTAGATCATATTCTAAAATTTCTTCTGAAAAAGAACCGCTGTTAATATCATACTTTGAAGTCAACAAAAGGTTTGCTTTTAATAATTTTAAAAGATTATGCCCCGGTTCTTTTAAAAATTTATCTGATGGTTTTTGATAATTGTTTTGATACATATATTCAGAAACTAAGGCAATTTTTAAAAAACGCTCTATACCAATACTGAGACTAAAAAAAGCAGAATAAAACATTCCATCATGATTACTGAATAATTCGGCTTTTTTTAAGTATTCTATTCCTGAGAGGATAGAAGTACCTGCAAGATAGCTTTCTTGCAATAGATCATTAAAGTTAGAGTTACCATAAATTATTTTTATCATCATTTCACCAATAAAATTATGAAAAATTAATCTATTTTATCTTCTTTTTATCTAAACTTCCCCTGATTTGAATTGTTTTTAATTAACTCTACCAACTCGTCATAGGTTAAATGAAAAGAATCTTCACTATGAATGCCATCAATTTGAAACAGGTCGTTCGTTACGATAACTTGACCACAGCCTGTAGGATGGCAGTCTATAGTTATATGGGATCGCCAAATTTAGGCTTCTTATTTTTTCGTGATGTGACAACTAGCTTAAAGTTTAAATTCCTTTAAACATATTTCATGAATTCTTTCGTATAAATCCTTCGTTTTTTGAAATAGCTCTTTATATTTGTAATTTAAGACATAATCTTTGGGTTCAGCGGTTCTTTGATATTTTTGTGGTTTAGATATGTACTCCCTTATATAAATTACATGATTTTCTATAGACTCATACTCATTTCCAACATACGTTCTAATAAGATCTAAATTACCAATATTATTTACATTTGGGCTTAATCTGTCTTTTGTGAATTGATTAAAGTAGTTAAAGTATCGTTTGATAACCTCCTTATAATAAATTTCCACGAAATAATTATGCTGTTCAAATTCATAGAATATTTCATCAATTTCCGTATGGTTTGATAACTGGCTATATACTTTTAAATTGCCATAAATATTGTGTATCAAATTGATATTACTTAGCTTTTCACTGTCTAAGTAACTACTCACTATGACTAATTTATATTCAGTAGATTCAATATTGCTTATCTGAGTTAACATGTTAATAAGATTGGAATAAAGCTTCCTTAAATCGTGTAATGTTAATGCAATATATTCTTTCTTTAATTCAAATCTTTTTTGCTCTTTCCAGCTATCCAAAAGGAAAAAGGCGGCTATTGGTGCAAATATTGTAGCCGACCAACCCATCAACCCGATGATGGCATTTACCTTCTCGGCCCCTGATTCAGGCAATACTATTAGCGCATAAAATAAGAAACATATAAGCAGTAAAAAGGTATACGTTAAAAAGAGTTTAACGATTAGATCTAATTTGAGAGGCATAAGATTTTCGAAAGTTTGTTTTAAGAATAATGAGTTATTAACTTTTTATCGTCAATAGTTGATCCCATTGAAATGGATTTCTACTTAATTTATCTCTACTCATCGACCAGTTGCGGCCCGGTACATAACATGTACTAATGCCGATTTTCTTCTTGCCAAATTTTGTATGTACGCTATCTAGCGTTTTCATCAATTGTTCTTTCTTTTCTATCGCTTCAAAATCTGTGAGCAGGTCATAAGTGTGGCCAGATTTGGGCTCAAGTCCTGTCAGCACTACGCCGCATTTCTTATATTTAATTCCTTCCTTATAAATCTCATCCACCATCCTTGTTGCTGCTCTTACAAAATCAATAGCGCAATCCGTAGGTTCTGAAAAAGAGCCTGTAATAGATTTGTTGTAGAAAGGAACATTCGGATCGAAAGGATTTGACTGTACAAAAGCAATCATGCATCCGCATAAAAGCCCTTCATCACGTAGTCTTTTACACGCATCTTGAGCATACATTGAAATAGCTTCTTTCAGATCCGTTAGTTCAGTTACGCGACCGCCGAAAGACCTTGAAGCGACAATTTGTTTTTTTGATGGGGGAGTATGCTCGATTTCAATGCATGAAATTCCTTGTAGTTCGTAGATCGTGCGGGCCATAACAATCGAGAATTTTTTCTGCATCTCTCGAGGTTCAGCACAAGCTAAATCAAGCACCGTATTAATTCCCAAGCTTTGCAACTTTTTTGTATGCTTACGGCCAACACCCCAAACTTCAGATACTTCAATTAATTCAAAATAATATTCTTTGTTGCACGGATCCATTGATACCAGATCGCACACACTGTTAAAGCCGGGATTCTTTTTAGCTATATGGTTAGCTATCTTCGATTCTGTTTTACTTCTGCCAATACCGACGCAAACTGGTAAGCCCAGCCACTTCCAAATTTGTTGACGCATCTCTTGGCCAACTTTTTCTAAATCAAAGTTCTTTTCATAAGCAGTGAAATCAACAAAGCATTCATCAATCGAATAAGGTTCAACCTCTTCATCAGTTACGTACGAACTTAGAATCTTATGAAAACGCCTCGACATTTCTGCATACATTGCATAGTTGCTTGAAAGTACGATTACGCTATGTTTTTGAACTATGTCTTTAATTTGGAATAACGGCACACCCATCTTTATATTTAAATTTTTCGACTCATTGCTACGCGCCACGGCGCATCCATCGTTGTTACTGAGAACAATCACAGGCTTATTGTTCAAACTTGGATCAAAGACTCTTTCGCAAGAAACGTACATGTTATTGACATCGATGAGAAAGAAGACTTTGTTTTCATGTTTCATGACTAATTTCTTATCATTTTAATGATGCAGGTAACAACGCCCCAGATAAGTAATTCTTGGCCTTCTTGTAGATAGATATTTTTAAATTCTGGATTTTCCGCTTTGAGCCATTTCCTAGACTCTTCAATCATTAAGCGCTTAACCGTAAAATCATTATCTATTAGTGCGACTACAATATCGCCGTGTTTAGCATCCAAGCTACGATCGACAATGAGCTCGTCGTCAATATCGATGCCAGCGTTCAACATAGATAACGATGCAACTTTGACAATAAACGTTGCCGTTTCATTTTTTATTAAATGCTCGTTCATATCGAGCGCTTTATCAATGTAGTCCTGAGCTGGGGAGGGGAAACCAGCATTGATTTTTTCTAATGCATAGGGGATTAACATTTGAGTCGAAGGAATTACGAGCTTAATTGAGATAACATCAGCTAAAACAATAGATTGATTGAGATAGTGCTTTATCTCAATGATGGACGGTACAATATCGCTCATAGCATTGCCCTTAATTTGATTTCGTTACAAAATCAAATGATATGCTAGAGCATAGCGATAATTCAAATTTAAAAAGCTGTGGATAAACAAATAGAAGTCAAAAGTTGACGTGCTTTACTCTGCGTTTGGTCGGAATTTCTACTTACTGTTATCCACAGTTTTGTATGAGAATTAAGCATGTAACTATAAAATTGGTTTTTCACAGAATAAAGAATTGGGATTCTATAAACCACTATTGTATTGTACTTATATGTCGTGAAGTTTTTCAGGACAGCTAATGCGTGGCGTTAATCTGGGTCGTAATTTTAAGACTAAGAATAAGGTTTATGTATTAGGAGGAGGGCCATCTAATGACCTGCATCGTGGAAAATTCAGTCATTGATGGCAAATTGCAATTGCATTGCTAGATATTGCAACGTTATGTGATTTCCCTATTGTGCTACCAACACAATATGCAAATTTGCATAACTATGAAATTATTATTTCTTAATTTGCGGTATATGGCAATGATTAAATCAAGGCATTGCTTATGCTTAAGATCAAAATTTTGAAATTTTTAGCTTTTCACTTAGTTAGTTTAATCTCTGATTTAGTTCAGATCGCTGATTTTGTGATTCGTTAAGAGTTTGAAAAATAAGCTGAACTTAGACCCGTTTGCAGGTGCAGGCGGGTCTTTTATTAGGGAGTTTTTTTATTTTTAGGAAAATAGTCAGCAGTAAATTCACCTAGCGGCATATCTAAGAAAAATTGATCAGCATCATTCTTTTTACAGTTCAACCAGTCTTCTCGATATTCTTCAGGGATAACGATAATCGACCGTTTCTCATCCTCAGGTTTATGGAACTGGCTCATGAAAGGGTGGTCATCTGCATTAATGGTCAGCATTGACATAGATCTAACTTGCTTACCATCAATAACAGTTGAATCGTATATAGCTGCTACCGTAAAAGGTAAGCCATCTTCTCTATAAATTCCCCATCTTTCCGCTTTACCATTCACATATCTCGGTTCATAAATCTTTTCCACTGGTATTAGTGCAAATTGGCTTTTAGCCCACGCATGTCTAAAGCTTGGTTTCTTATCTACAGTTTCAGTTCTGGCGTTGTAGGTATACTTTGAGAATTTTAAATCATGGTTCCAAGGTGGAATCATGCCGAACTTTACTTGGCGCCATTCTATATGGCCATCTTTAGAAAAAATAAGAGGGCAATCATAACCCGGATAGATATCTGCTTTATAGTCGAAGGTTGGTTCGAATAGATCAAGCAGGTGCACTCGGTCTTTACTTATTGGTTTGTAGTTTGCGCACATTAATAAGTTCCACTAAAGTAGAGTTTATTTATCGGAGAAATTTTCAACTACTACGAAGTCAATATAATAATATGTAAAACAATAAAGGAATAGACAATGAAATTAATCAATCTGCTATTTTTATTTATGTGTGGCTTTGGGGTCACCTCTACTGCTTTAGCCGCAAAACCTATTGAAAAAAATATAACGGAGCTTGGTCCTGAAGCTAAAGAACAAGTGAACAATCAGGATAATCGAATATGGCAATATTTTAGTGCAGGATTTCTAACAAACTTTTATTCAGATGAAATTATAGAGAGCGCAGAAATTAGAGGAGGAAAAGTTAGAGTAAACGATTCAAAAAAAATTCAATTCGGTTTGGGATTGCAAGCATTTTACCCTTCTATTCAAAGAACTATAGTTACGTCATATGATAATGAAGTTACTTGGAAAAAAACTAGTGAATATGCTATTGGACCTTATGCTGGAGTAATGTTGGGGGGAGATGGAAAAGTAATTGATAGTTTCTCTATGGGAATCGCACTTTCTCAGAGAAGAGAAGATATAGGCTTTAGGTTTGGTGTAGGAGTGGTATTCCTACCGGATGCTCAAGTATTAGCCGAAGATTTTGTTGATGGAATGCCAGCCCCAATAGGTGAAACACAAGTTCGTTTTAGAGAGAAAACATTGGTTGGTATTCAAGCAATGTTGACATTTACTCAAGGCTGGTAAATTAACAACTAAGCTGGATATTTAAAAAATCTATTTTTTGGAAGAAATTAAGGACTGTCAGAGAACTTAGAAATTTTCTTTACAGTCCTTTTCTGAATGATTATCCATTAATTGAATTTCACTCGTGGATTAGCTCCGCATTACAGTTAAAACCATATAATTGTTATTTAAACCAAGTGACCAACCTATTTCTTTATAAAAAGGTTCACCGTATTTAATTGTATGTTCGATATAAAAATAGACCCAATCTTTCATTTGCTAATTCTCAATATTTCAGTTAGTGATTTAATATTTAGGACCATTTTTTCCAGCTAAATTATTCATGATATCTGCTTATAATAGTATTGTTATGCTCAATCCACTTTTCTTGCATATTCCTTATTGATTTTTGTTCAAAGTAAATGCGGTTTTTGATCAAAGATTTTGAAACGTCAGATAACACAACATTTTCAATCATATTCATAGCTTTACGAAGATCATCAAAAGTCACTTGAACATATCCATCTGTTACATCGTTGTCATCATCACCAACCATGTGATTGATGAGTTTTTTAATTGTGTAACTACCAATCGCTAGACTATTTGCGATAGTTCCGAAGGTTCTCCGTAAATCATGAAATGTAAATTCAATACCAGTTGCCTCAGTAATCGTATGACGTGCCTCACGCTTATCAACGATATGTGAATCAGGCGTATCACCAGCAAAAACGTACTTATTATTGCCAGCAAGTTTTTTACGTTCTGCCAAGATATACCAAAGCATTTCTCCCATCGGTAGGAGAAGGTCTTCATGATTTTTCGGATCCTGAATTTTTATAGTTCCATATTTTAAGTCAACATTTGCCCATTCTAGTGTTTCACCTTCTTCTCTTCGGAATCCGGTTAGGATCAATAGAAGTAAAAAGTCCTGATTTGTGTAGGCACGATGATTTAAATTTTGATTGCCTGCCCACCAAGTCGTACACACGGCAAGTGACCAGTCGTGTATTTGGTCTGCTCGAATATATCCTTTACGGCGTTTTATCTTGTTCCATTTCTTCTCTTTGTAAATAACTCCAACAGGGCTTTTTTCTGTGATAATTTTTTCATCATTATCGTTATAAAGAATTGAGGCGTTGAAGTTGTAGACAGCAGATAGAAACTTCATCGCAAGATTTGCCTGCGCTAAACTCCGCACAGATAAATCCATATGCTTGTTTAAAGTCATTTTCTGAGTAATTTCAGTAATTTTGATATTTTTCCAATCTTTAAAATAATCATTGGCACATCGATCATAAGCATTGATCGTATTAGCGCTTAGCTTCTTTTTACTTTTGTAGACTTCATAAGCTTGTTCTAGCGTTGGAATTAATTCATTTGCTTCTTTTTCAGATTTAAAGTCACTCTTTAATTGTCTTTTTTGAGCAACTGGATCAATGCCTTGGTGCATCATTAACAATATTTTTTTAGCTTCTGTACGTGCTTGCTCAAGAGTATATACACCATGTTTACCAATAGACTTTCTTTTGTTGCGGCCATCAGGCATTCTCGTTTCAACAAAATAGGTTTTCGACTTTGTGGCAATTAAGCCAAAACCAATAGTAACTGAGTCACGATAAAATTTACTTCCCGTTTCTTCGAGGGGAATGGTGTCGATAAATGTTTTTGTAAGCTTATATCTTTGAATCATGGTGATTTAAAAGGTATGAAACGATATGCAGCAATATAACACAATATTTTTGAAGCCTACTATAAGCCTATTTTTGATTGTTTTACTGAAAAATAATAGGTTATAAAATTGATCTTTCTTGTCGTAAATTATTGTTTTTATAAGTAAATAAATGCTCCGAAGATGCCGCTGCATGTGTCGTTACCCTGAACCCGATGAGTTCAAGGTGGAGGCGACGTATACTTGCTGGGTTTCCTACACGAAGGTAGGCATACACTCTAAATATACAGAACACATCCATAAGTTTAAGTATCGGCAGGGGAATAGACCCGCTGGCGAACATCCCAGAGACAGTTTAAGTATAACCGATCTGACCATGTTGGCAATCACCTAAACCTCTGGAACTGTAAACTTAGTTTGCGTTTGATGAAGCTTTGTACACTAACAAGCATAAAATATTTTTCAATTGTCCTAATAGTCTAAATAAAAAACGCCTTGCATCTATTATTCATAGAGCAAGGCGTTTTTATATGGATAGTTTATTAAACAATTTGTTCAACATCATCCAAGATCGTTTGCAGTAAACGTTCACAGTGAGTGTATTCTTGCAAAGACTTATTAAGGCTCAGTACTTCTTGAGTCAGTTGTAGAGCAACCATAATGACCAGTTTATTGTGCTCAACACGTGGAGCACTACGACGCATCTCATTAAATTTTTCATTGAGAAGTTCTGCTGCGCGTTCAAGTTCATCTTTTTTATCTAAAGTAGTCGCGAGTCTAAAGGTCTGCTCAATCAGCCTAAGCTCTACCATGACTTGTTCACTCATGATTGGGTCTCCTCACCAGTTTCAGCATTAGGATGGG